CTTGCTGAGCTTAATCCTTTCGCAGTTCTTGTCTCGCACTGACTTTCCGGTCGAAAAGCCAAGTATCTGCGTCTGCACCGCACCAGATATGCCCGTAGTACAAAGGTCTTGGCTGTAGCTACTGCCAATACTAGGCGCTATCGCACTAGGAGGTGGCGAGTTTATGTCCTGCGTCACCCTCTGCGTTGAGGTGCTAGTAGAGTTGTTAGTGTTTACGTTGTTGTTATTAGAGCTAACGTCTGACGTAGACCTGCTTGTCTGGTCAATAGTCGTATCGGATGTTGTCAAACTAACACTATTGTTGGTGCTGGTGTTCTGATTGACGTTCGTAGCACTGCTAACAGACGTGCTGTTGTTGGTATTTTGGTTGACGTTGTTATTGTTGTTTACGTTGTTACTGGTTGAGTTGCTTGTGTTGATATTGTTAATTAACCCAGTGTAATCGGTCGTGTTGACGCTTTGATTGAAATTACTGTTATTCGTGACAGCGTTATACGTCGAGTTAATATCTGACGTATTCACGTTGGTGTTAGTGTTAGTGTTGGTGTTGGTGTTGGTGTTTGTGTTCGTATTGGCAGACGTACCCGTGTAGGTCGTCGTATTAACGTTTTCGTTGTTATTGGTGTTGGCGCTAGTAGATGACGATGTTGTATTTATATTAGTCGTCGTTTGACCTAGCAACAGGGCAGGCCACAACAAACACGCAGTAATAATGACTAATCGCCTCATGCAATTTTCAACAATTAAGCGTCAGGGTCTACCCAATTAGGGTCTTGAACCCACTTAGGGTCTGCAGCAGGGTCATAGGTGTACCGATTTCCTGACCAGTTGCTAGGCGCGTCCGTGACATTTTCAATAATTGTTACAGTGCTAGAGTTTAAATCAGCAACAACACGTTCAGCAGGATCGCCTACAACAATATGGTCAGAATTAGCCACAACAGAAACATCATCTTCAAGTAGATATTTCGACAGGCCAGTTTCAGTTTCTACGATAGTTTTCATGTTTTATCCCTTAACAATAATCTTAGTAGCCGCCACAGCCGTCCCTGCAAAAACACTAGGAGTATCAGCAGTTGTACCAAGGCTGCCATTATTCTGAACATAATAGGCTTGGCCCGGCGTTAAGCTACTTTGCGCGTCATCTACAGACCCTACAATCTGAATGGTTGCAGTTGCCCCATCAGAGTACGCCGCATCTGATATTCCAATGTAGTTTTCTGCGGTTACGTTGGTAGTAGCACTAGAAGTTGCGCCAACTACAGCCGTTCCATAATCAGAATTTCCAGAGTCTGCGTAGTTTGCAACTATCTTGTTGGCGTTAGCATCATAGGCAACTGAGTGATACTCGCCACTTGAACTTGCAAATACTGCTTCTGAACCAAAACTAATAGACGTGCCACTAACCGTTCCGACAATAGCCGTACCATAGTTAGAATTCCCAGCGTCGTTGTAAGTTACAACAACCTTTTGGCCCGTAGAATCATAAGCAGAGCTAATCTCCGATGTACTCCCACTGTTAAATACAGCAGCGGAGCCAAAGCTAATAGATGTACCACTAACTGTTCCGACAATGGCGGTTCCATAATTAGAATTACCAGCATCCTTGTAGGATATAACCACCTTTTGAGCGTTAGCGTCGTAAACGGCTGATGTATCTGAAATGCCTGCACTTTCAAACACTACAGGGGTTCCAAAACTAATTGATGTGCCACTAACAGTGCCTACAACAGCAGTGCCGTGAGAAGAGTTTCCAGAATCAACATATGCAACAACTATTCTATTCGCGTTGGCATCATAAGCTGTTGATGTTTCCCTCATGCTTGCACTTTCAAAAACTGCAGCAGTGCCAAAACTAATAGAAGTCCCGCTAATCGTACCTACAATAGCGGTTCCGTAATCAGAATTTCCCTCATCCTCATACGCTAGCACTACCTTCTGTGCAGTAGAGTCATAAGCGGATGAGATAAATTGAGTAGCCGCATCTTCAAACACAGTTTCGGACCCAAAACTAATCGATGTTCCGCTAACCGTCCCTACAACGGCTGTTCCTTTGTTTGAATTTGAGTTGTCCCTGTAAGCTACAACGACTTTTTGAGCGTTTGCGTCATAAACAATTGTAGTATTACTAGTATTACCGCTGTTAAATACAGTAGGAGTCCCAAAACTAATAGACGTACCGCTTACTGTTCCTACAATAGCCGTACCATAGTTAGAATTTCCACCGTCGGCATAAATTATGACGACTTTTTGAGCATTAGCATCGTAGGCAATTGAGCCTCTAGAAGATGCCGCGCTTTCAAATACAACCTCTGTGCCAAACGACGGTGTATAAGTAGTAGACTCTCCAGCCGCACTAACAGTTCCATTTGCATTAATAATTACCGTGTCACCATTTGCCAATGTTCCTGACGCAGTAGCCTCAAAAGTTGCGCCACCTGCTGTATCTGCAAAACTTAACTTACCGCTTCCGTTGGTCTGCAGCACTTGCCCATCAGTGCCATCAGCATTAGGAAGCTCTAAGGTATAAGTAGCCGCTGCTGAGTGGGGTGGGCCTTTTAGCGTTACACCGTGGCTATTTGACTCACAGTTAAACCTGATAGCACCAGCGTTAGTATTGCCATATAGCTCTGTAAAGCCCGTGCCATTTGGAAATAGCTGGATGTTGCCATTGGTGTCTGTAGACTTAATCGCATTTGCGTCAATCTTAATGTTGTCTACATCTAGCTCAGTAAGCGTCTGAGTAGAGTTTACGGACAAGGTGTTAGTAGACAGGGTAAGGCCCGTACCTGCCGTCAGTGCCGTCTTGGATACATCAATGGCCGCACTAGCATTGACATCAGCATTTACTATGACGCCAGAGCCAATGGCTGCCACGCCAGTATCCGCAATCGTAATGTCGCCAGATACTACGTTATCAATCCACTTTGATGTCCCGGTGTCGTAAAACAAAAGGGCAGCATCAGCAGGAGAAGTAACGTTAGTATCAGCAAGACCTGCAAGCGTAGCGCCGCCTAAGCCTGTTTGTGAGTCTACATAAGCCTTTACCGACTGCTGGCTAGGTATTCCGGTTGCGGAGTTACTGCTAAGGTCATCTTCATCTACAAATGACTTACCATCCAAGATGTTGAGTTCTGCGGCACTAGATGTAACGCCATCAAGAATGTTTAGCTCAGCAGCCGTGGCTGTCACAACGCCACCATTTACAGTAAACGTGCTAGAAGCAGATAGTGTGGTAAATGATCCAGCCGCAGGCGTTGCCCCGCCAATAACGGCATTGTCGACCGTGCCGCCGTCTAAGTTAGCGGTCGTAATAGTTCCAAGATTGCTAACAGTAGCGCCGTTAAAATTGACAGTGCCACTAGCAGTAAGGTTGGTAAATGTTCCTGCACCAGCAGATGAGCCACCAATCGTAGCGCCATCCACCGTACCACCGTTAATATCGGCAGATGTAACAACAAGGTTGGTAAACGTACCAGCGGCTGCTGAAGAAGCGCCCATTACTGTTCCGTCAATGTTTCCGCCGTTAATGTCAGCGGTTGGGATAGTAACTGTGCCGGTAAACGTAGGGCTTGCTGTATCAGACTTGGTAGCAATCGCAGTCGATATAGCGTCAAATTCTGTTTCAAACTCTGCGCCACGAACAACCTTGTTGGTGTCTCCACCGGGAAGCGTATCCTTAGCGGCAAAGTCTGTCGTCTTTGTATAATTAGCCATTGGTTATTCCTAGCAAGAGAAAAGGAAAAGGGGGCCATTGCGACCCCCGTAGTTCTATTAGGCAGATGGTACTGCCAGAACAAAACCAGCTTCAGGACGATACACCTGAACACCGTAGAGGGTGTCAGCGGTGTACAGAGTAGACAGGTACTCTTGCTTGTACTGGGTTTGAGAGCGAACAGCCAACTGCTCTGCCATAACGACAGCATCAGTGTGGAACAGCAGTGCTGCACGAGTGTCAGGGCCTGCAGTATTGTCAGCCGCCGCTTCGATCGTTCTGCAGTTAGCAGAGACGTAAACGTCTACGCCGTACAGGTTGCCGATCAAGCCGTTATTGACGGTTCCACCGGATACGAAGTCAGAAGACACGTATCGGTCAATACCCATAATCGCATTGCGCGTGGCAGGCGGGATGATCAAGTTGCGGCCTTCCATAGGCACGTTGTTGTCATCCATCTTCTGGATCATGTCACGGAAAAATGCGTCCGTGAACTCATCACCAGCTACCAGAGTATCGTCGGTATACTGAGTGGTAGTACCGTTATCATTGAAGAAACAACCAGTGTGCTGGTAGTCAGTAGCAGCAGGGCTAAATACAACAGCGCCACCATCACCAAAACCAGTACCAGCCGCGTGCAGATCGTTGTCAACCTGTACAGCCAGCGAGTAACCAGCGTCTTCAGTGTAGAACTGACGCAGAGATGACAGTGCCTGTACCTCTACGATGTCCTCAATCAGACGTGAGTACTCAAAGTGCCGGTTGATAGTAACCTGCAGCTCTGACTCTGTGTTGGCAATGATAGTTACCGCAGTATCAGCCGCCTTAGCGTTGGCATCACCACGAGTAGGCTTAGGGATATGAATAACGTCACCCTTCTTGCCATTCATGGCGATACGCTTGACAAGGGGTGCCATCTTCAAGTTCTTTTGATAAGAAGCGATAATCTCATCTGACCAGATTTCTGGTACAAATGTTGCCGCTTCTGTTAGGGCAGTATTACCGCCCGCGCCGGGGTAAGTTGCTGTAGCCATGATAAATCTCCTTTAGGGCTATTTAACTCGACCCTCCGCGTAAGCTCTCAGCAGTTCATCTGAAAGGCTTTGATAACGCTCGGGGTCATCTCGCATTAGTTTCACAATGTCAGCGCGACGATAAACCTTCTTCCTTGTCCCCTCTGCGGAACCGCGAGCATTACCTGTATTGGCAGATTTAACACTATTCTTACGAGCTGCCAGTTCTGCGTTAGCAGTCTGTTGAACGACATTGCTACGCTCTTTGTAAAGCGTAAACAACTCGTCTGCAGCGTCATAATCATACGATCTATCAGCCTCTACAAATAACTTCGTCCTAACCTTTGACCCCTTAATCCACTCGGCAAACTTAGGGTCTTGCAGTATCGCTTCCATTTCTGGATGTCTAGATTTCAACTGTGCAAGAGTGGCCTGTTGTTTTGCCTGTTGAGTGTAAGCCTCCGCTTCCTTGATCTTGGGGTGGTTAGCAATACGGCTATCCACAGCTTTCTGAGGATCAACAAAGAAATCAACATCTTCGCTATCGTCTATTTGCTGTTGCTCAGGTGCTTCTTTGGCTGAGAGTTCTGTCTGGATATAGCTGTCAACCACTTGCCGTAGTTCACCAACTTCATTTCGCTGCTTGCCTGAAAACTTTTCAAGTTCTTGGTGCATCTGTATTAGTTCTTCAACAGACTTACCTTGATACTTGTTTGGTGTTTCATTGGCTTGAGGTTGTTCCTCTACAGGGGCCTCAACAGCTTCAGTAGCTGGCTCTTCCGGTAATGTGGTGTCCACCTCATCTGGACGCTCATCAATAATTGTCGCTCTTGACATCACTTAACTTGCCCCGCCTTCTTAAAGGTTATGGAGATAATCAAAGTTGACCAGCCTTTTGGCGAGCCACTCTGCCACGTCGCCCAGCTTCTTCATGCTCTCGTACCCACTTCGCGTGTCGACCGGGGAAATCCCCAGTAGACCCGTCCAGCATGCATTTAGTCGCTGAAACGATTTTTGTAGCTTCGGCGCCACAACCGCACCTACTGGTTGTAGTTGTGCCATCTACAAAATCTTCAAAAATATGTCCATTCGTGCAACGGAATTCAAATACCTTAATCATTAGAGCTTGTCAACTCTTCGTAGCTAGCGTTCGTCGACGTCTCTAGGTTGATTATAGACGCAAGAA